ACCGTCGCCTCCCTCTCCGATTATTTCTTTCACCTTGCCGGTGAAATTTTCGGTTAAGTCGTCATAATACCAAGCGACCCAATAACCGTCGGCGAATTGAATATTGATAAAATTGTATTGTCGACCGTCTCTTAAATTTAATTGAAACATAAGGCGACGGAGCCCTTGCGGGCTCCTCGCTTTCAAAAAATTCGGAATAAGAGTCGATCTTGCGCTCAAGCAATAAACTCTTAGTTGCTATCTGCTGCAACAAGAGCCGATTTGCCTGCGGCGGCGGTACCAACTTGGATTTGCGTGCCCTTAATTCCTAGCTGTGTTTCAATGGCCCATCTTTGCGCAGTCGGACCGTAGGAAACGTCGGGGCTTGTACCAATTTGCGGTTGACGTTGAAACGCAGTAGCAATCCCGCCCTTTTCAAACATGTAAAACTCTCCGCTTGTGAGAGCGTTTGAAAGTACAACAGGAATGCCATAAATGCGTCCGATCATTCCGCTAACAACCGGAGACGGGCTTACGCCGACCGAGTCGTAACGAACGAAATCGTCAATCGCAAGCAAATCGCCCTCGCTCTCCGCATTGACAACAAGATTTGTCATGCTGAGGTCTCCGTTGTTTGTTGCGATATATTCGCGAGCCGCCAAAACCCAAGCTTTTGTAATGACGCCCGCAGCGCCGACTTGAGTGCCAACGGTCGCAAGCTCGGCCGCGATTTGAGTGTCAACATAACGCGAAATCGAGGTAGCGGCCCTTGATGCGAATTCCATTTGTACGTCTAGACGCGATTGGATTTCGTCTTGAGGGTCAATTATAAAGTTAATGTGAGGGACCTTATTCAAAAGCATAATGTCCGAACCGTCGGTCAATGTGCTTGCGTCGACTTTTGCTCCGGACGCTCGGTTTGTTACTGAAAACTCGCCAAGCTTGGGGACCGCCAAAGAAAGCATTCCCTTGCCGACCATAAAAGAAAGGTCGGTTGTAAGAGGGACGAGTTTAGATGCAAACGCCAAGCTCTTTTGAGCGGCGGCCGCAATCATTGCCATTTTTGAACTATCGAGTTGCGTATTACCTGTAATTACATCAGCCATTTTAATTACTCCTTAAAGTAAGTTTTTAATTTCGTTGAGAGAGTTTAGTCGCGTGAGCTTTGAGTTGCTCCAAAGACATTTTAGAGTAATCGCTCCCGTTAGTCTCAATCGCTCCGCCGTTTGGAGTAATGTCTTTAACATTCGGACTTGGCTTGCCAAAAAAGCCGGGCATTTCTTTTTTAAGCTCGTCAAATACGTTTGATAAAACACTCTCCTCAAGCTGAAAGGTTGAGTCATCACGGAAAGGGTTTCTCCCTGAAAAATCCGCAAGCGAAACAAATTTCTCAATGTTTCCATTGTGAAACCCGTCCGCAAGGGCTTTCGTTTTCAACCAACCTTGTACCTTGTCCCAAGCGAAAGTCTTTTGCATTTCGGACGTTTTCGATTTCGTTTCGTTCAATTGTTTTTGCAATTGCGAAATCAACTCGTCCTTTTTTCCCTCGGCCATGAGTTTTTCTTGCTCAAGGGCTTGGGCTTTATCCGCAAGCTCTTTTGCTTGCGCTTTAAATTTATGCAAATCCTTTAACGCTCTTTCGAGGTCCGGATTGGTTGCTTTTTGTTCTTTGGATTGCTCTCCAGATTGGTCACCGACCGCTTTGGCGGAGTCACCGACTCCATTTGCATTCTCGGACATTTTAAAACCCTCCTTGAGTTTTTACAAACCTTTCTTTAATGCCAAGCGCCGAATTGCCTCGACAATAACGGTTCGTATTCTTTTAAATCCCCGGTCGTCTAGACCTAGGAAAGTACGTTTATTCTTTCGATGAGCGAGCGAGTAAGCAACCTCTTTGTTGGTCTTGCCGTCGTCGCGAGTGCCGGTCGGCTCAATTATTATTTTGGAGTCCTCGACTTTGACCGTGTATTCGATTGAGTTGAGGAGTTGACCAGTCATTGTAAGGTTTGATTTCGTCGGCCTAAAAAATGTTGGGTCGGGTACGGTTGAGTTTTTCCCGCTTATTCTTGCAGCTTTCTCGTAATCGTTTCGCGTACCCCTTGACTCGCGAACCTTACCAAGAGAAATAACTCCTCGCCTCCAAGCAATATAAGACTCAGAAAGCTCCGGTTGCTTTGCCCCGTCGCGGGTCAAGTCGTTACCCTTGCGAGTCTCGGCGACAATGCGGTCGCGGGCAAAGCGTCCGATCTTATCAAGCTCCTCGCGTTGCTTTGTTAGCTCGTCGTAAATTGAGCGAACGGCATTAAAAACGGAATTGATATTGCTTACCTTATAACGGAAATTCTTAGCCCCGCCCTTGTAAGCCAAGCTAAGACTCCTCTCCAAAAAATAAATCAATGATTTGAGAGACGCTTGATTGACCGATTGAAACCTTGCCCTCAAGAAAACCCTGCGACCGCTCTTGCGGAGTTACCGCCCGCTCGCCCTCCGGAGCCGAGGGTAATTCGTCCTTAAATTTTTCTTTTATGCGTTTGATTTCGTCGTTGTTAAGCCCAAAGAAATCGCGAACGACCCCAACGTGCCCGGTAATATGGCCGTGAGCTTTCTCGCTTTGGAGAGTGTCGGTCCAACCAATCTTAATTGTGCCGGGGTCTTTTGAGTCGAGCGTTGTCATGAGCCCCAACATGTCGCCCGATTGAGTTAGGTTTGGTTCGTCTTTTGATTTGTTGTAAGCCTTGAAATCAATTGAGTCGACGTATTCGGTAGAATAATCGCGAAAATTCCGGCCGGTCCAAGATTTTTCTTTGTCTTGGGTCCGCTCTCGAATTATGTCGATTACCTCTTGACCAATGGCCTCGCGCAACTCGGGAGAATCCGGCACTTGTTGGCCGGGAAATAGCTCGGGTAAGTTTACCTCAAGCTCGACCGAGGTTTGGTCGCTTATGTTACGCGTCCATTCCTTTGCCATTCTCTAACCCCATTTGCTCGTCGGGCATTTCCGGAATTACTTGAGCGGGCTCCTCGGGTTTACCAAATGAGTCCTCGTCAATGTCCGCCAAGATTTCGGCCGCCTTGTCCTCGTTAACTGAATACAATTCGGCGATTGCCATTTTGCGGGACATGAGTCCAGCGTCGAGTTTTTTAATTACCGAGTCCTCAAGCTCAGATTTGCTTTGAACCATTTGCGGAGTTGCAAAGACAACCTCGAAATCAACTTGGTCTCCAATCATTCCGCCTTTTAATTCCGGCTTTAATTCAAGCGGGCCGGTAACAGTTTGAAGCGCGTTTGACCATGCAACTAAAAGCTCAAATACTTTGTCCTCGACCATTTCAAACATTTGGAAATCGTCGGCCGACGCAGAAAATTCCTCCATTTGCGAGAGGAGCCTCTCGTAACCGCTTGTGAAAACTTGCTTACTGCTTGAGTTTGGACCCGTTGCAATTGCGCTCGCGTCCATTCCCTCCGACGTCAAACTCATTGCAAGCAACATTTCAGTTAACCGAATTGAGGCCGCAAGATCGGGAGAGGGAGTTGCAAACTCAAAAGTTGGTTGAGTTGCAGCGTCTCCGCGACTGTCTTTTTTCAAAAAAAGTACAGTGTGGGGTCCGGTCTGTAGACTCTTTGGCATTTCAGTCGCGGTAACAATTGCTTGAGAATATGATTGACGAAAATTTACGTCGACCGAGTCTGATATTTGGCAACCAAGGTCGACTTGCGTGTCGGTAATGTTTGAACCGGTTTGCGCCCAATATTCAAAGTCGCGCTCGGAAACAACGTCGATAAATGGCATTTTACCAATTGGATTTTGAATTTCCTCAACCGGTACCGCCGACTGATAAGGGACGTTGTTAGCGTTTAAGATTTCGCCTTGACGATTGGTCGCAAAGTTAAAATCCTTTGTCCAAAAAACAAAGTAATTAAGTTGGTCGAAATAATCTTGTTGATCTCCAATGGATTGGTTGGCTTGGTCGTTGTAATTGGAAAGCGTTGTTGAGTTGCGAGCCGACGAGTCAAGTCCGCTCGTCGAGTCCGTGTCATTCCAAGCGTCTTGCTTATTAAAGCCCGACAAAACGTAAACCTCCGGAGGACCGTCGGGCATTTGTGGATTGGGTACGACGTCAAAGTGATGCGGAGCCAAGACGCGCAAATGTAAACAACCGTCCTTTGGCAAGACTTGGACGCAAGCTTGGTCCTCAAGCTTAAACATTCGATTTGCTTTCTTAAGCTGCAAATCAACTCTTGCGTATTCGTAAAGCTCCTCTAATTGCTCTTGCTCCATTTCGGTTGCATTCGTGAAATGCCTCTCGGGGCTTGTCTTGTAAACCGAGGCTTTTGCGTCGACGATTTTCTTTGTGAAATTGATTGAGGTAAACGTCCGCATGTTGGCGAGTGTTTCAGGGCTTAAGTGTTTTTGAATTCTTTCAAGAATATATTTGCGTTGGTTTTTCTTGTAAATATCAAGACGTCGAAACGAGTCGACTTTGCGCCGCTTATTTTCCTCGGAGAAAATGTCGTCGATTATTTTTTTGCGCGTTTCAATGTCAAGAATATTTACCATGTTTAACCCCTGTAAGAATAAACTCCGGAATTTTTGCGCGACTCAATGTCCAAATATTCAAACATTATTCCATAAGTCGCGGCCGTTGTCCCGTGTTGGTAAGGACATGACGGGCCGTCGTTTTCAATATATTGGCCTCCGGACTTTAAGGCCGTCAATCGAAAACCCTCGTCCAAAGTCGGAGCGTCCTTATAAACAAAGACCCGTCGGACTCCGGCCGCCGATTTCATGTAAGCGTTTGAAATGTTATGCCTCTCCCGCAGCGGAGGGTTGGACCTTGCGACCGCAAGCTTGTAACGAATTACCGACCCGTCCTTGCGTCGGGAATTCGACAGATATTTTTCAATAATATCATAATCCGAATTCTTTCCGCGAGTGTCATTGTGTCGGCCGGTCGCGTCCCCATGAATTATTACCGACGAGCCATGCTCAAGAATGCCCCGACTTGCGGCCTCCTCAATACAGTCCAAAGTCCTTTGACCATGAATTATTACCTCGTCGTAAAAATGCCATTCACCTAGGTCGTTTGCGTTTGGTTGGACAAATTGACCGACGACCATTGAAAGCGGTTTGCCCTCGCCAATGTTAAAGTCAAAGCAAAGCCGAATTGGTAATCGCTCGTCGATTTCGTAAGACCGATTAATAAAATTATGGTCATGCTCGTAAGCGTAATAAACGCGCTCCTCGTCTATTTCAATCCACTCTCCGTAAATCATTCGACGGGCAAGCTTTGGGTCAAGCCGCTCAATGAGCGAGTCAATATAAGATCGAGGTAAGTAAGGGTTGTCGAAAGTGTTTGAGAAAAAAGCTTTAACTTTCTCGCTTTTACTTTGCACAAGTTTTTTAAATGCCCAATGCCGAGGCGACGACGGGTTGGTCGCGCTAATTACAAACGGTTCCTTGACATGGGGTAATCGGTTCGTCCGTTGCAATATTACGTCGTAAAAGTCGGGGTCCTTATTCTCGGTCAACTCCTCAATCGCAAAGGCCGAGTATTCATGCGAGCCAAGCTTTGAGAGGTTGCCGTCGGACCAACTTACGGCCTCGATGCGAGAGCCGTTACCAAACTTGAAATCGCCGGTCGTTTCTTGGTACCGATAAGGGACGCCGGTATTGTATAAATGCTCTCGGATTTTTTTGCATAAAGTCTCTTTAAGATCTGGGAG